AATCGCGTAGATGATAAACTTCCAGACCACCCTCCGAACGAGCCCCTTCTCGGTTGACCTGAGATAGCAGTATTACCGCTACATTGAGCTCAATCGCCATCTGCTTGACCTTGTGTGAGATGTCAGAGACACCAGCGGTCTTTCCGAACTTCTTTGCATCCCAAGGCACCAACTGCAGGTAGTCTATTATTATCAGCTTTATGCCGTGCTTCCGAACCATTGATCGAGCTTGAATCCTAAGGTCGTCAGCGTCACGCACACTGTGACTCGTGAAGATGTTCATCTTCTCTACAGCTTCACTGCTCTTTTGGATCTTCTTTTTTTGATCTTCAGTTATATATCCAGCCTTTATGCTCCTGGGGTTAACCCCCGACAGGGAGTGCATCATCCTCTTCAGGACCTGCTTCTGGGGCATCTCAAACGAAAATATGAGCACTGGTATGCCTTGATTTTCTACGGACCTACTGGCTATGTTCAAAGCCAACTGAGACTTCCCGCAAGAGGTAGGAGCCGCGATTACGCAAACCTCCCCCATTCCTATGCCTCCGTCGTGCAGTTTGTTGTCAAGGTGATCTATGTGCGTCTTGACCACGTCAGCTTCGTAGCTCCCATCGAGCATGCTTTCGAATTCATCCTGTATTTCGGCGAGTGCAGACTTAACGCTCTTGTCGCAATTGGACATATCATTAAGACCCAGGAGTAATGCCTCCACCTCAGAGGAAACCTGCTTGCTGTCCTTTACTTCAGATTGCATCTCTTCGACGTTTTCCTTGAACTGCCTGATCAGCTTACGAAGGTTGGACTTCTCTTTGATTATCTCGGCGCACATTTTAACCTGGACCAAGCCCGTCTTGTTAATGTGCTCCATCATGCCTGCGATTCCGCCGACTTCCTCCAGCATTCCGTCCCTCTTAAGTTCCTCGGACAGAGATATTTCATCCAGCTCATTACCAGATAATACAATCTGACGCATGCACTTAAATATGATTTGATTTTCTAACTTATAAAAATCTGATTCTTCTAGCATTGTTGCCACTTCATCAAACTTGCTTGCCCCTCCTGTAGTCACAAAACTAGATAAAAGGCATTCTTCTGCTTCACTGTTTCTCGGTGTCATTTTCTTTTTTTGTTGTTAGTCAAAAAAGGGGAGGAGGTATAACCCCCTCCCCAGAATCATTAAGCTGGAATCAGCTTAGAATGGAGCTTCAGTAGAGTCGCTAGCATCCCCAGCGATCGTGCCGTCTTTCTTCTTCTGGCTGACTTTGATGCTCAGGTATTTACCCTGTTTATCGCTGACCTTGCTCCATGCCGCGATGCTATACTCAACCCCATCTACATTGAGAGGGCCAGTAAAGCAAGGATGCTTGTCCGTCTCTTTGTATTTGTTTTTGAATATTGCTCCGCTGTTGGTGTTATCGTATTGGTTTGACATAATTAAAACAGATCCTCTGTCTTTTTGTTATTAGTGGTGGGTTTGTTTGATGCTTTTCCATGATCATTGGTTGCGTCAGCATCCTTTGAGTCATCTATAGCAAAAAGTCCATTGAGTGCATACTTGCGAGCGTAAGAACTAGCACTGCCAGTTATCTGCGCCAGGTCCATACCCTTCTTTGTTTCGGCGTGCTCGGCAAATCCGCTTGTGTTGATTGCGTCATCCGAGTCGTTGTCGAGAAGTCTAGCTACGGACTTCACAAAGACTCTTCCCTCCAGAGCAACCAGCTCGTCACCTATGACGATACTGCACTCCTGGATTAATAGTAAAGGCTTAAGAGCGGTAAGGATGTCTTCGCAGGATCGGTAGCTGTAATTACCGAAATTATTAGTCTGCCCCTTTGGGGCCTTCAAAGAGGATTGTATCCTCTGTAGTTTCTTACGTATATTTGTATTTACTTTAGTCATACTTTATTTTAGTTATTTCTTTTCTGAACAACTTGGATCTCTTATCTGAGTTGCTTGCATCCATGCTGACAACGTCTACACCCAGGTCAAGTAAAATTTTCAATTGTTCTTCATTTTTTTTCTGCTTGAATCTTTTCTGCAGTTGAGTTGCGCCGATAGGGTGCAGTAGTCCAGCTCTGCTGAACTCAATCCAGTCAGCCATTTTTCTTAGAGCCTCGGGCAAAGATACATCCGCGCTCCTGGCCGTGTATCGCTTCCATGCGTTCTCAACCTTGCCAAGGAACGCATTGCTCTGCCTGTGCAAAACTCCGCGTATCTCTCCGCTTAGATGGCAATGGTCAACAACGTTGTCATTCATCTCTGCTTGAGTGATCGGGCACTTCTTCGGCCCGTTTTCCTTCCTCCATTCGGAGAGTCTGCTTTGAGTTATGTATTTCATAATGTGGTAGGGAAGACAGGACTCGAACCTGTGGCCCTCGGTTTAGAAAACCGATGCTCTATCCAGCTGAGCTACTCCCCCCTTCGTTGCTATAAGTCATAAAGATCTTTGGGTAATTGACCCTTGTCAACCCTGTTTTTTGTCTCGTAAAGGCACATGGCATTCCAGATTACTGCTGACAGATGATCCTCCGCGCGGTCCCCTTCCATGAACTGCCACAGGTGCCTGTTGATGCTGTCCACGTATCTGGAGACGGGTATGCCCTTCTGCCAGTTGTTCCTGCCGTATTTCTCTGCGCCATCTTCAAAGCGCCTGGCGACAGCCCTGAGTGCGCTCACTGGCATCAGGCTTGGTATACCCTTGCCTCGCATCGCGTCTCTGACTGCTCCAGTGCTGAAGCTTGATTTGTTTCCTGAATCTGGTAGTTTCATATTTGTTCTATTGATATTATTTTTCCTCCTCCGCCTCGCTTGAAAACGCAATTCCCCGAGGAGTCTGGTAGTTTTTTAAGGATTAGTTTAACCGCGTCGTTCTTGGATCTGGCCCATTTAAAAGTTGATCCGATGTAACCTTCTGGCATGTCGAATCTGCTATACTTTATCAAGTATTGATTCACGGATTTAGGTAATGGATAACGAAGCCCTTGCCCGCGTTCACGCATGCAACATTGAAGTCAATCCATTCTTCGGCTTCTTCATGCGTCATTCCGTCGTCCGTAAAGACTTCTACCATTTTAAAGTAATCATAGACGGCGTAACCGAACTGATCCATGCCAGTAATGCACTTCTCCAGTCCGTGAAATATAATCGCTTCATCAGCTAGATCAAAAAGGTTCCCCTCGCCTGATTCTTTTTCCCTGTCGCCATTGTAAGCATCTTCGTTGCTATAATTTATTCTGTACATTTTTCCAATATTTTTCTGTTGATTGTTTTTTCCATCCGTTCGGCCCCCCGTTGTGAATTCGGGCTACGTCTTCCGCCGTTACGGCTCTTCCTAGGCGCTCATAAGTAGCGTATCTAGCCATGTAAGCAAGAAATATATCTATGCTCGTATCTCTGCAGAAGGCATCTTCGTGCTTCCAGTCTTCTCCAGCGTATTCAGCGGCATCCTGGACGTATCCTGCGTGCATCTGAAGGCAACCATAGGCTTTACCCCCGTCCCCGACGGCTAGGTCGTCTCCAGAGCTTTCTACCTGTATTAAAATTAGTATAAGGCTTAGTATCGTCATTACATTCTGGTTCTCCAATATAGTTTACTGCAGAGCTTGGCGATTTCTATACCCTCGAGGATCTGCTCGGGCTCCCATACCTTGTGGTAATGCTCTTTCGTGTCGCAATCAATGCAGATTGATATGCATCCAGGAATGTAGGACATTTTGGCTCGCTTAGAGAGCATCCATGCTTCAATTGCCAGTTGATGAAGGTCCTTGGGGTAGAACTTTCCCCTGCCCTTGCAGTTTGCTCTGCACTTGTAGTCCGCCAGGAACGCTTCACCAGAGGCATCCTTGCCTATGAAGTCAACACTGCCGACAATCTTGATTGTCCCTTCACCCAGCATGTGCTCTACGGCTACTGGGGTTACGTCGTTATCAATATACCAATCGATGAAGGGACGAGCCCAGCCATCCCAAGGCGTTTTATCCGATGGCAGTCTGGCATCCATGTCCGCCAGGACGAAGTCCTCTATGCGCTTGTGCACGGACGTTCCAAATTCGGACGAAGGTATCTGCTTCCCGTCGACTGGGCTTTCCCTCGTTCCATAGGTCAAGTCCGCGATACCTCTCCAGTGCATGTGAGGCATCTCTCTTGCCAATTCGGTGATCTTCATCGGCTTATAGATACTGTCAAGGAATGGGTCCTTGATGATACCTAGAACAGTTGTGACTGAGGGCCACGCCCCCTTTACCTTCTTTGCCTGTGCTGGAGTTGCTACGTCCTCTAGGAAGACGGGGTTACCTTTGTTGTATTTGTAGAAGTGCGACATATCTTATTTAGTTTGGTGTGTTGGATTTTAAGCAGATCTGATCTGCGAATCATTGAGATGAGGTCATCCCTGTTCCTTCTTGTGTATCCCTTGTATAGGGCATCTGAGG